TACAGGCACATCTGAGAGCCCCGCCCGAAGGCGGGACCGGGCCGGGTGTACTCTGCGGCGCCGGCCGCCGCGTTCCCGGTCCCTTGCTTCAGCTTGCGGCTTCGACGTCGATCTGCGAACGCACCTGATCGAAGAACGCATCGGCCGCGTGCTTGATACTGTCCGTCGGCGTGATGATCTGCGCGATTGCGAACAGCATGTCGCTTTCGAGCTGGTCGGCCACGATGTGCTTGCCGCGCGCATCGAGCGTGGCGCCGTTGCCCGGCGTCGGGCCGCCAGTCGGGTTACCGGTCACCGAATCGGTAACGGGCGGCGTGATCGGGTTCAGCGTGACGGGGTCAGCCGCAGCAACATCCGCAGTGGTACCGGATAGCACAGCGGGACCGCTGGCCGCCGGCTGGGCAGCGTCCACGCCAACGTTTCCCACGTCACCGGCCGTAGTGGCATCGGTAGCAGCACCAGCGGGCGACGTGCTCGCATCGACGTTTCCCGCTTCTTCACTCGAAGATGCCGTTCCACTCGCCGCAATCGCAGCATCGGAGGATTCGCTTCCCGTTGATGCGGTGGTTGTAGAGAGCGCCCGATCCGCAGTTCCCGCAGCGCTCCCGGAGACGTTTCCCGCTTCACCTTGGTCCGACGGTACGGTGCCATCCGTCGTACTGTCCGCGGTGGGTGCGGGGTCCGCTGTCGATGCTGAAGTCGTCGCCGGGCTCGCGTCGGTTTGGATCGATGCCAGATCCGAAGACGGGGTACCGGTTGGTGTGTCGGTCGTGCCAGATGAAGCCGGTTCGGCAGGGTCCGATGCAGACGTAACGGACTCCCCCGCAGCACTCACCGCGACGGGCGGCTCGGCAGTAATCGGGGTCGACGAGTCGACGATCGTGAAGTCGGCTTCGTTCGCGAAGTCACGGGCCGGGGCTTCGAAGACGTCGCCTGTCAGGTTGTTTTTGATGCGTGACATGGTGCTTGCTCCAGGTATTGCGAAAAGAGAACCGGCGCGCCGCGCCGGGGTGGCGCTTACGCGATGTCGTCTTCGGTTTCCGGGGCTTCGATCTCGTCGAAGTCGTCAGCATCGGCGGTCGCGCCACCGCTGAAGGCGTCGCCGTCGGAGTGGAACTGGACGCCGAGCAGTTCGCAGTTCAGCTTCTTGCCCCACTTGTTGTCTTGCGCCCACACTTCCACGGACGCATTGACGTAACAGCCGGAGTACGGCTTGCCGTCGCCTTCAGCGAGCGGCGACTTGTCGCGGTCAATGACGAGCGGGCGCCCCTTCTTTTCCTGGCGCGACGCGCTCACAAACCAGTTGCCTTCGAAGCCGTCGTACTCAGCCTTCGAGTCGCCGTTTTTCAGGCAGATCTTTGACGGGTCGGCGAGCAGGGTCTTAAGGATCTGGTCTGCTTTCGGTCCCCACTTCTCTTTCGCGACTGTGCGCATTGCGTCTTCGACCAACTTCTTAGCCGGGTGCTTTTCATCGAACAGCAGCGAGCACGAGAAGTATTTCGTTTCGCCATCACCAACGGCCTCGGCCTTAAAGAGTTTTACAAACGACGCGCGCACATTGTTCAGTTTGATTTTCATGATGCTCAGTCCCTAAAGTAAGACGGGTATTGCAGACGGATGCGCGTGATTGCGGTTTCGACGATCACTTCACGCTCGAGCGCATCCTTGGTGTATTTCGCTTCGTGCGCCGCCCGGGCGAGGGACAAACGCGCGTCGGGCGGCAATAACGCGCTGAGCACATGGGGCTGCTTGAAAATGGGTATCGTGTTCATTTGTCTAGCTCCGCGATAAGGGCGTCGGCCTGCGCTACAGCACCTTGCGCAAAGTCGGCGGGTTTAACATCGGCATCCGCCGACTTGATCAGCAGCGCGCTCAACGTCGCGATTGCGATCCGGTCGCGGCGTGCCTTGCTGCGCAGTGCCGTGTCGCGGATATGCTTGTCGCGTTCCTTGAGCTGGCGCTGCGCCTGTGCCTGCGGCATGCCGTTGTGCACGAGCGCGGCAACGATTTCGCGATCGGTTAGCACAGGTCACCCCCATCGTCGGCAGTCACGACTTCGAAGTCGTCAGCAGGCGGCGCAATGACCAGCGCCGGGCGTTTGTCGGACTCGGGCGCCACCGACGGCGAGCCGTCGCGCTGGGTGATCAGCGCTTCGACCTTCTTCCAGCGGCGTGGCGATTCCTTGGCGAGCAGCTTGTCGGCCTGGGTCGGGCTGATCAGCTTGAAGTTGTACATCTGCTCCTGCTTGAGCCGCATCGACTTGAGCAGCGCTTCGGCTTCCTCGGTGCTCGACCACTGACGGGCGCCGCGACGACCCTGCACGAGCTTGACGCCGGGCACCGCGTTGCCGTTCAGCAGTTCGTGCTCGATGCGCCCGCGCACGGCCTTGGCCCACGAGTCGATCAGGTCGAGCGACGTGTAGATCGTGCCGAGGCGATCGTTATCCAACATCTCGACATCGAGCAGTGCCGCAGCGCGTTCGGGCTTATCGGCAGCGCCTGCGAGCACTTCGAAGTCGGCGTCGACCGTAGCTTCGACGTGCGCAGCCAGTGCCGGGCATACGGCCTTCGCCTTGCAGAAGCGGCACTGCTTCTCGCCAGGGTTGAAGTCGCCCATAGACAGCGGCACGAAGTCGACCGACTCGACGTACAGCATTCCCTGCTCGGCTGCGGGCTTCGCAGTCTGCGCGATCCACTCCTGCAGAGCGGCCGGCGTGATCTCCCACTCGCTGGGCTTCTCGCTGACGCGCGGCTGGTGGATCACGATGCGCACGCTGGTGAAGTCGTAGAAGTCGGCGTGCTCATTGCGCGCGGCTTCGGCGTAGATCATTCCCTGATAGTTCTCGACCGCGCTTACCTCAACGCCACGGCCGTACTTCAGGTCGATTACGCAGATCTCGGCACGGCCATCGGGCCACACGGCGATCAGCACGCAGTCGCTGGTGCCCTTCGCGCCCTTCTCGCCGGTGATGTGCTCGATCGACAGACGCTGCTCGACGAGCACTTCGACCGTGGCGCCGGTGAGCCTGTACGCTTCGATGCGCTCGCGCACACCGTCGACATACATCTGCACGTACTCGGCGCGCTCGTCGTCGACTTCAAACTCGCGCTCGCCGACCTTGATGACACGACCCATGTAGGCGACGGCGTCGGTACCGTTGTCGAGACACCACTTCGCCAGTTCGTGGCTCGCGGTGCCGTCGTCAGCGAACTCGCTGCTGTCGTCGGGCTGGCCGAGTTGCGCGGCGGTGGACGCCTTGCAGGCAATCCACGTGTAGGCCGACGAGGGCGAGAACAGCGCGTGGGCGCGTTCTTCCGTGGCGGGAGTCATTCCGACACCATCGAAGCAGTTGCGTCGACCTTGCCCGACAGCACTTCCAGGCAAAGCGCGAGGAACTCGGCGTATTGCGACTCGTCGAGTCCCTTCTTGTTGTCTTTGGGCGTGACAGCCTGCACGCCGAAGCGGCCGAGCACCGCCGTCGCCTGCTCGCGGCCGATCAGCGAGTTGATGCCGAGCACAGCCTTGCGCACGTTTTCGAGATCCGGCGCAGCGTCTTTCAGTTCAGCGAACTTGGCCGCCGTCTTTTCCGCCCAGGGCTGCAGTTCGGTCGGCTCGCTCGAAGATGACTCGCCAGTCGGTGCAGACGGTTCGCCAGACGCAGCCGGGGCATCGTCCGCAGGCGCAGCCTTCGCCGCTTCCGGCTTTTTTGCGTCCGCTTCCTTCTGCGCCTTGACGACAGCTTTCACCGCGGGCGACGAGTGCGCTTCAGCCGTGGCCTGCGCGTTCTTCACGACACCGCCTGCGAGCAGTGCGGCGGTCAGTTCCTTGATAGCGGCCGTGTTTTCGGCCAGCATTTGCTCGAGCGACATGTAGGGCTCCTAGTTAAAGAAAGGTGCAAGCGCGGCCCACAGCACAACAACCAGAGCCGCCAGCGTGTAGATGCCGTTCATCAGTCAATCGCCACGACGTCGGCTGCAACGCCTTCGCTGATCAGATCGGCTGCGACTTCACGCAACAGGTGTTCGGTCAAGGCACCGCCGCCTTTTCCCTTCAGGCGTTGAAGCTCAAAGAGGTTTTGCGCAAGCTGGCTCATGACCGTGTCTCCTGTCAGGCGTGTTTGGCAACGCCGTACACGTAATGTAGGGCGACGCAGAACCCATGTCAAGCGTTACCGTACATAAAAGACGAAAAAATACCCGCGCAAAGGCGGGTATCGATCAGAACCGGGGAGTTACGTCAGGTGTGGCCGTTCCAGTAAGCGCGGTCGCGCCTGACATGGCGCTCGCGCCAGTACACCATTGCGGCCGAAACAGCGAACAGGGCGCCGAAGCCGAGCCCGGCGTCGAGCAGCGTGCGCGCAGTGTAGAAGACGAAGTCCATCAATGTTCTCTCCATTGTCCGGTCACGACGCCCACGACGTGGCACTGCTCGTCGAACGGAAGATACTTGTTAGGCCAGCTCGGGTTCAGTGCGTGCAGCAACACCGAGCCGTCGTTCTCGATCAGGTACTGCTTGAACGTCGGTACGGCCTCGCCGCGGCGCTGGACGATCACCAGCTTGCGGTGCGCGGCTTCCCGCTTCGTGCTCACGGAGATCAGGTCCCCGTCCCGGAACGACAGATCGCCGCCGGGGTTGTACATGCTCTCACCCACTACGCGCAAAACGAATTCACCGGGGTACGGGCTCGTCACCCATTCCACGGAGTCTCCAAGATCCTTTGCATTCAATTTATCACCCCATTCCCCAGCCTGCGCCCAGGATATAACCGGCAACTTTCCGGCTGGCTGGTCAGCACCGGTAACGTTGCGGTCTATTACTGTATGCGCGGTACCTATTTCCGATTTAACGATTACAGGGGCTTTCAGGTCACTATTTTGAAGCAGGTATTCCATAGAAGTGTCTAGAGCTTCGGCCAGCCTGACAAGTTTGTTCTGGTCCGGGCGCGTTGCGCCGCGCTCCCAATCCGACACCGAAGACCGCGAGATGCCGAACACGTCGCCGAGCTGCTGGAGCGTGAGCCCTTTTGCTTTCCGCTTCTCGCGGATCCGGTCGCCCAGGCTCATTGATCCATCCCCCATACAATATGTTGACTGTACGGCGAGCCCTGACTAGAATGTCCGGAAACGCCTAACATTTGTAGGGAGTTGCCGGTGTCCATCATCAAGCAAGCAGTAGATAAGGCGGGGAAAGCGGGGGCAGTGGCGCGGTCGCTGGGCATCTCGCGGATCTCCGTATACGAATGGATTGAAAAGGACCGTCTTCCGCCAGACCGCGTGCTCGCGCTCGCCGAGCTGACCAACTGGGAGTACACGCCCCACATGCTGGCACCCGAGCGGTATCCAAATCCGACTGACGGCTTACCCGTATCTGTGTAAGGGCAAGCCTAACACGGACCGAACATTAGCTGAAAAACAAAGCTGCTAGGGAATTCCCCTACGCGGCGTGTGGTTATTCGTCTTAAGGAAAGGGGATCTTTTCCCATGAAAGCGATCGAGACCAGGTACAAAGGCTACCGTTTTCGTAGCCGTCTGGAAGCGCGTTGGGCGGTGTTCTTCGATGTGCTCGGTGTGACGTGGGAATACGAGCCCGAAGGCTTTGAGTTAGGCGGCGGCGTGTGTTACCTGCCCGACTTCCGTATAACGTCCATCGTTGACAACGATACTGCAACACATCTGATCGAGATTAAAGGCGCCGCGCCTTCGCCGCCCGAAATCAGAAAGCTCGCGAGCGTGTGCCGCGGACTGCAATGCATGGGCGCCGTTCTGTACGGTACACCTGGCGAGCACGGCATTGTGCGCACCTTTCCAAAGATCCCCCATCGTATCGACGGTCTTGACGCGGCCAACAGGCACATCGATTTTCAGGTGTGGGCGTGGCGTGGCTATCCAGACGATCGCCGCGCCAATTTCACTTTGACGTGTGAGGCTATCGCCGCAGCGCGCGGCGCGCGTTTCGAATTCGGTGAATCAGGGGCGCGTGCATGAGCAATCAAGAGTTGGTCGACGCGCTGGCGCCTATCGTCGGGCGCGTGCGCACAGATACGTGCTGCGTAAAGAAGCCAGGCGCCGCACCTGCCCGCATCAATCAGGCGTTGACCGCGGCGAAACTTCTCAAGCACGTTGACGCTGGCCCGGCGTACGGTGTGTATCCGATGCTGCCCGGCGAGACGACGACACGTATCGCGCTGCTCGATCTGGATTCGCACAAGGGCGAAACGCCGTGGCCCGACATGCAAGCCGCGGCGCTCAATATCATGGCGGATCTTGAATCGTACGGGCTACGCCCGATCCCGTTTCGCTCGTCGGGCGGCGCCGGGTTGCACATATATCTGCTGTGGAACACACCGCAAGACGCCTACAGCGTGCGACACCGTCTACGCCATGTGCTCGCCCATTCCGGATTCAAGGATGGGACCGCAGGCGTCGCAGCCGGCGAAATAGAAGCGTTCCCGAAACAGGATGTGGTTCCGGCCGACGGGTACGGCAACATGTTTGTGCTGCCGCTGGCGGGTGCGTCCGTGCCGCTCGACCCGTTCGAACTGGAGGACATGCCGAAAGAGTTCGTCGTCGATATGGACTGGCCGGTATCCAACGACGTGCCGCTCGTATCGCGTCCGGTTCGAGAAGTTGAGACAGTGGGTGCACCGACCGGCATTACTCCAACGATGCGCTCGGCGCTCGATGCGATTCTCAACACCGGTGACGACGAACTTGATTATGACGGATGGCGCACGGTGCTGTTTGCGCTCAACTTCGAGACGGGCGGCTCTGACGAAGGCCTCGCGCTGGCGCATGAATTCTCAGCGCGCTCAAGTAAGTACGACGCAGACAAGGTCGAGCGTGACTGGAACTACGCAGGCCGCAGCGACGCGCCCCCGGTCACGGGGCGTTCGATTTTGCATCTGGCTCGCGAGTTGCATAAGTGGCAGGAGCCCGTCGAAGACGACTTCGAAGTCGTCGACACTAGCGAGGCGAAGGAAAGCACGTGGCTCGATGGCTGGCACTTCCTCACCGCTCGCGACCGCCTCGCGAAAGTCGGCGAGCCCGGCACGCTAAGCATCACCGGGTTCAATACCCGATTTGCCCGCATGATGCCGACAGGCAAAAACGGCGGCAAGGCCGCAGCGTTCGAGACAGTGAAAAACGGTCCGGGTTTCCCGATCGCAGCCGACCTTGTGTACGCCGCGGGCCAGACGGCCACGTTCGAATTCAGCGGCATGCGGTATCTGAACGCGTATCGTGAATCGAGTACACCAGTGGCCGCAGCAGAATATACGGGCGCCGGCCGCGCTGCGGTCGATCTCGTGCGCTCGCATATCCGCCTGATCACAGGCGACGACGAAACCGCGCGCATGGTCGAGACTTGGATCGCGCTGAACGTGCGCAGCCCCGGCAAGCTGATCGGCGTTGCGCTGCTCGTGAAGGGTGTGCCGGGCGACGGCAAAACGATCCTGTTCCGCCAGTTGATGGCCGCGGTGATGGGCAACGAGAACGTGGGCGACGTGGGCAACAACGAGTTGCGCAGCCAGTTTTCGGGCTGGGCCGTCGGCCGCGCGGTGCGCGTTATCGAAGAACTGAAAGCGCCTGGCCACAACCGGCATGATGTTCTGAACAGCGTCAAGCCTTACATAACCAACCTGACTATCTCGGTGCACCGCAAGGGCCAGGATGGGTTCGACGCCCTGAATACCACCAACTACGTCGGACTTACCAACTACGAAGACGCGTTGCCGATCGACGACACAGACCGGCGCTGGTGGGTGATCTTCTCGCCGTTTGCCTGCATTGAAGACGTCGTAGCGCTGGTCGGCCCGGTTGAGTCGTACTTCGATCGGCTCGGCGATGCGATCCGCGAGCACGGCGCAGACATCCGTAAGTACTTCCTCGAATGCCCGCTGCACGCGCGCGTCCACCACAACATGCGTGCGCCTGAATCCACCGGCCGTGCTCGCATGATCCGCGCTGAGAACGATCTGACTGGCGGCGACTTCCTCGACGGTTACCTACAAGACGGCGCGTACGGCATCAGTAGCGAGATCGTTGCTTCGGCCGAACTCACCCGGCAGCTGCATTCCGACATGGGCGACGACCACCCGCGCACGAAACAGATTGCCGTGCTGCTGGCGTCGCGTGGATTCAAACAGTGCGACAAAACCCTCAAGTGGGATGGGCGCATGCATCGGGTGTACGTGAAAGACGCGCGACTTGTATCCGCCACCGGTAACGAACTCGGTCGCCAGCGTCTTCGCAAGATGCTGGACGAAACTGCAAAAAATAACGAACACGCTGAATTTGACGAATTGCGGGTAGCGAGCACCGCCGACGACCTATTGTGATTTGTAGCCTTTTAGTTTTGTAGCCTTATTTGTGTCCTCGCAGAAAGCCTTATGCAGTATGGCTTTCGGTGTTTTAAGGCTACAAGATACAAATCATTTGTACATACGCATACGCGCACACATGCATGTGCACACGTGCACGCACATGCATGGAACGAATTGATTTGTGTCTTGTATCTTGTATCCCGATTCACAAGATGTAGAAAACTGCACGTTCAAAGGTACCGAAGATGAAAAAGATGATCGGGGTAAATGAGCGCGGTTTGCGTGTGGGTCAGGATCACCAGCGCGCGAAACTGAGCGATGCCGCCGTGGAGATGATCCGCCGGTTGCACGAGGAAGGACTTTCGTATCGCGTGATCGCGATCAAGTTCGAGATCAGCCGTATGCAGGTCTGGCGCATCTGCAATTACCGCGTGCGGGCGCAGTCAGCAACGCGCTTTCGCACGATAGCGTAACCATACGACAGTCATTGCCTTGCACGATTCGGTGCATGGCACAGGAAAGCACTTACACCCCCGAACTGGCTGACGAGATTTGCGAGCGCATCGCGAACGGGGAAACTTTGCGTGCAATTTGCCGCGATTCGCACATGCCGACTTACCGCTCGGTCTATCGTTGGCGCGAAGCGTATCCCGAATTTGCGTCACGCCTCGCGCATGCGCGTGATTGCGGCGCCGACGTGATCGCCGAAGAAGCACTCGAAATCGCAGACACGACCAAGCTCGGCGAGCGCACCGAAGACAGCGAGCAAGGGAAAAAGGTCGTGCGCGAAGACATGCTCGGTCACCGCAAGCTGCAGATCGAGACGCGCCTCAAGCTGCTGGCCGTGTGGTTCCCGCGCAAGTACGGGCAACGCATCGACATGACCACTGGCGGCGAATCGCTGAACCTCACCGCCGAAGACCGTGCGGCAAAGCTGGCCGCGATTCAGGCCGCAGCGGCACGGCGCAAGGCCGAACAGGAAGACGGCGAAGACCTGCTATGAACGCCGCCGAGCTGGAAGCGCTACGGCCGTACATGACGCCCGAGGAACGCGCCGAAGTCGACATGCTGCTGGCGACATACACGCCACCGATCTGGAGCCCGCTGCGTGGCCCACAAACCCTTGCATACGAGTCCAACGCCGACGTCATCGGCTTCGGTGGCGCGGCCGGCGGCGGCAAGACCGACCTGGCTATCGGCAAGGCGCTCACGCAGCACCAGAAGTGCATCGTGGTTCGTAAGAACGGTACCGAGCACGTCGGCATGGTCGACCGCATGGGCGAACTGCTCGGCACGCGCGATGGCTGGTCGAGCAAGGATGCGATCTGGCGCCTGCCCGATGTGCAGGTTGAATTCGGCTCAGTGCCGAACATGGGCGACGAGCAGAAGTATCGCGGCCGCCCGCACGACCTGATCATCTACGACGAAGCCGCCGAGATCCCCGAGTTCCAGATCCGCTTCCTGATGGCGTGGAACCGCACGACCGACCCGAAGCAGAAGTCGCAAACGCTGATGACGTTCAACCCACCATCGTCCGCTGAAGGGCGTTGGCTGATCGAGTTCTTTGCACCCTGGATCGATCGTAAGTATGCCGGCAAGCGCGCCGTGCCGGGCGAGTTGCGTTGGTTTGCCAGCGTCGACGGGCACGACATCGAAGTCGAGGACAGCAAACCGTTCGAGCACGGCGGCGAACTCGTCATACCGCGCTCGCGCACGTTCATCCCGTCGCGCGTGACCGATAACCCGCACCTGGTGGGCACGAACTACGTGTCGCAGTTGCAGGCACTCCCCGAGCCGTTGCGCTCGCAGATGCTCTACGGCTCGTTCGAGGCAGGCATGGAAGACGACGCAATGCAGTTGATCCCGACCGAGTGGGTCGACATCGCAATGGCGCGCTGGAGCGCGAAGCAGAGCAAGCCGCCTATGGATTCCATCGGCGTGGACGTGGCGCGCGGTGGGCGCGACAACACGGTGATCGCGCGCCGCCATGGCATGTGGTTCGATGAACCGATCCTCAAGCCCGGCACCGCAACGCCTGACGGGCCGACGGTGGCCGGCTACACGATCGCCGCGCTGCGCGATAACGCGCCGATCCACATCGACGTGATCGGTGTGGGCTCAAGCCCGTACGACTTCCTGAACCAGATGAACGTGCAGGTGTACGGCGTGAACGTGTCGGAAGCTGCGCGCGGCGTGGACAGGTCGGGGCGGCTGCGGTTCTTCAACCTGCGCACCGAACTCTGGTGGCGCATGCGCGAGGCGCTGGATCCGCTCGCGAACAACGGCATAGCCCTACCCCCTGACAAGCGTCTCGCAGCCGACCTGTGCGCCCCCAAGTGGCGCGTGCAGGGCAAGACGGTGCAGGTCGAATCCCGCGAGGACATCGAGAAGCGCATCAAGCGATCACCGGATTGGGCCTCGGCCTACGTGCTCGCGCTGATCGACACGCCCAAGCTGCACGACATGCAACGTAACCATACCGATCGGGGCGCCGAATACGATCCGTACGCATATTCGATGCCCCGCAATCGCGGCGAGCATAACCCGTACGCGTAACCAGCCCATGACCGATGTTCGCCCATGCACGTTCGATGAACTCGCCAGTGCGGCGGGCTTCGACGCGCTGTGCGCGGAATACGCGGCCGAGTCTGGACGCATGTCGGAGCTAGGCGAGCCGAGAGTCGACGGCAACGCGTACCGGGCGATGGAAGCCGCAGGGCTCGCACAGTGCATCGGCGTGTGGAACGGCGCGGATCTGGTGGGCTTCGGTGTGGTCACGCTGACCGTGTTGCCACATTACTCGAAGCTGATCGGCTGCCTGATCTCGTTCTTCGTTGCATCGAGCGCACGCCAGGGCAGCGCAGGCACGCGACTGCGGCTTGAGGCCGAGCGCATCGCACAGCAGCGCGGCGCACTCGGTCTGATGATCAGCGCGCCGGAAGAAAGCCGGCTCGACGTGATCCTGCCGCGCAACGGATACCGCGCAACGAACCGCGTGTACTTCAAGGGCTTCGGCCATGAATGACGTTGCCGAACGCGTGCTCTCGCTCGTGGCGCCTGACCGGACGACGCTCGACACGTTGCGCGATATCGACGCCAGCTTGCGCGAACTGCCGCAGATCGAGGTAACGATCGATCACCTGATTCATGGCGGCATGTACGGACGCACCGCACATCTGCCCGCAGGCGTTGTCGCATCAGGCACGGTGCTGCGCCGCGCGACTGTGCTGGTGCTGCACGGCGACGTGACGATGTTCACGGGCAACGAAGCGGTACGGCTCACAGGCTTTCACGTGCTGCCCGGTCTGCGCGGGCGCAAGGCGTTGTTCAGAACGCACGCCGAAACGCACATGACGATGGTCCTGCCGAGCGATGCGCAATCGGTCGAAGAAGCAGAAGCCGACATGACGAACGAGACGCAACTGCTGGCGAGAGCCCCCGGCAACGTAACGATCACGAAGGAAACATCATGAGTTCACTCGCGTTAATCGTCGCTGGCGCGACGGCTGCCATAAGCGCGGGCGCAGCGGTCGCCCAGCACGTTCAGGCTAACCAGCAGGCCGCACAGCAGCGCGGCGACGCGGACAAGGCAAAGGCTGCAGCGGGCACTGCACAGAAAGCCACAGCCGCCGATACGTCGGCGCTGAACCCTGGCGGCACGCCCGCTGCGGCCGGCGTGAACAGCGGCCCCGCATCCACGTTGCTGACCGGAGCGGGCGGTGTTGCGGGTTCATCGCTCAACCTCGGCGGTGCGGGCCTCGGCTCGAATACGTTGCTGGGTAGCTAATGGCAACGCTTCTCACGAACGACCAGAGCGCGCAACCGGACGCATCAGCCGAGAAACCGAGTCAGTCGGGCGGCAATGCGAAGCCGGTGAAGACGCGCAAGGAACTCATTCTCCAGCGATGGTACGCGCTGAAGAATGAGCGTTCGTCATGGATTCGCGAGTACAAGGACATCAGCAATGTCCTGCTGCCGCGCGCGGGCCGGTTCTTCGTCGAAGACCGCAACCGCGGCAACCGGCGCAACCAGAACATATTCGACAGCACGGCCACGAAATCGCTGCGCGTGCTCGGCGCCGGGCTCATGGCCGGGGCGACATCGCCCGCACGCCCGTGGATCGCGCTCAAGACGCCGTATGACGACCTGAACAAAAAGAAGCCCGTCAAGGCGTGGTGCGCCGAAGTCACGAAGCTGATTCTCGACATCTTCAACCGGTCCAACGTGTACCGCTCGCTGCACTCGATGTACGAGGAAATCGGCGCGTTCGGCACCAGTGTTGCGATCATCATGACCGATTATCAGGACGTGATCCGCATGTACCCGCTGACGGCCGGCGAGTATTGCATCTCGACCAGTGACCGCGGCGAAGTGGATACGCTCTATCGTGAATTCCAGAAGACCGTCGCCCAGCTCGTGAAGCAGTTCGGCTACGCGAACGTGAGCGACAACACGCGGCGCATGTACGACTCGGGCAACCTGGACGTGTGGCGCACGGTGATCCACTGCATCGAGCCGAACGAAGACCGCGACCCGAGCAAGTCGGACGCACGCAACATGGCGTGGACGTCGACCTATCTCGAAGTGGGCGGCTCGTCGGACTCGCAGCAGACATCCAACCAGGGCACGACAGGCGGCGATAACGCGCTGCTGTCCGTGGGTGGCTTCAAGAAGTTTCGCGTAGTCGCGCCGCGCTGGTCGACCTACGGCGGTGACATCTACGGCAACGGCCCCGCAATGGACGCGCTGGGCGACATCCGCCAGTTGCAGCACGAGCAGCTGCGCAAGGGCCAGGCTATCGACTACATGACGAAGCCGCCTATCCAGGTGCCGACGTCGCTGAAGAATCACGATATCGACACGCTGCCGGGCGGCATCTCGTACGCGGACGCGGCCTCGCCGAATGGTGGCATCCGCTCGATCTACGAAGTGAACCTCCCGCTGCAATATCTGCTGCAGGATATTCAGGACGTGCGCGAGCGTATCCGCAGCGCGTTCTACGAAGACCTGTTCCTCATGCTCGCGAACAACACGAACGCGAACATGACGGCGACGGAAGTCGCGGAACTGCACGAAGAAAAAATGCTGATGCTCGGCCCCGTGATCGAGCGCCTGCACGACGAGCTGCTTAAGCCGCTGGTCGACGCGGCGTTCGACATCATCGTCGAAGCGGGTCTGCTGCCGCCACCCCCGCCCGAACTGGCCGGTGTTGCGCTGCAGGTCGAGTTCGTCTCGATCCTCGCGCAGGCACAGAAGCAGATCGGCACGAACAGCATCGACAAGCTGGTCATGGCGCTTAGCGGCGTCGCGCAGTTGCAGCTCGAAGCACAGCAGCCCGTCACGGTGCTCGACAACTTCGACACCGACGGATGGTACGAGCAGTACACCGATGCGCTCGGCACCGATCCCGCGCTCGACGTCGATCCCGATCAGCGCGACGCGCAGCGCGCAGCCCGCGCCAAGGCCGCGCAGCACGCCGCGCAGCAGGCGCAGATGCAGCAGGCAGCAGAGACGGCGAAGACGGCCGCACAGGCACCGACGCAAGGCGGCGCCAGCAATGTGCTGTCCGACACGTTATCGAACCTCACCGGATACACAGGCGGCCCGCAATGATCTCGATGAAGCTCACCGCGGCCGAAGCCAAGGCCGACACGATGCTCGGCGGCACGGACGACGATCTGCCGCAATACCCGTACGGCCTGTCGATCTGCCTCGATGACGACATCCTCGCGAAGCTGGGCATCACCGAATTGCCGCCCGTCGGCACGGTGATGCAACTCACCGCGCTCGTCGAGGTTTGCAGCATCTCGCAGTACGAGAACCAGGACGGCGCAGACAAGAGCATGAACCTGCAGATCACCGACATGGAACTCGCGAACGGAAACAGCGCACCGAAGCCGATCGCGAACCGGATCTACGGCGAATAGCCGTAACCATACCCCAAACGCTCGCCCGTATTCTCCGCACTCATGAGTTCCGACTTCAATCCGACCGACCTTGCCGCGCTCGACGAACAACGCGCGAGCGCGAAGGAACAGTCGAAGTTTGAACTCGGGATGGAACTGGACGATGTTCGCTGGCTCATGAGCGGCAAACGCGGCCGTCGATTCATGTGGCGCCTTCTCGGCGACGCCCGACTGTACCAGCAGTCGTTCGACGGTAACGCGAACTGGTCGATCTTCAACGAAGGCAAACGCAGCATTGCGCTAAAGCTCATGGCACAGATCCATTCGATCGACGGCGGTGCCGAGTTGTACGCGCAGATGGCGACTGAAGCGAAGGTAAAGGAAAAACCAAATGGCTGACCCCATCACTGATAGCCAGGCGGCACCGGCAGACGCGACCAGCACGACGGCAAGCCCCGCCGATGCACCGCAGAGCCAGGCAGCAGCGCCCGATGCCAGCAACGCGCCGGCAGCGAGCACAGACGCAAAGCCAGCCGAACCCGCTGCAGCGAAACCGGACGACGCGAACGCGAAGCCCGCAGAACCTGCAAAGGAAGTCGTCTACGAATTCAAGTTGCCCGATGGCGTCGAGTTGAAAGGCGAGACGGTCGAGAAACTGAAGACGACGGCCAAGGAATTCGGCCTCACGCCCGAACAGGCGCAGCGTATCGCGGATCTCGGCGTCGAGCAGGCGCAAGGGTTTGCGGCGCAGCTAGTCGAGCAGCAAAAGGTCATGACCGCCGAATGGGCGGAACAGACCACGACGGACAAGGAAATCGGCGGCGACAAACTGTCGGAAAACCTGGGCGTCGCAAAGAAAGCGCTCGACACGTTCGGCTCGAAAGAGCTTAAGACGCTGCTGAATCAAAGCGGCCTTGGCAACCACCCGGAGATCGTCCGGTTCATGGTCAAGGCAGGCAAGGCAATCAGTGAGGACGGGCAATTGATCACGGGCAGTGCGGCGCAGGCAGACCGCGCCAACGTGCCTCTCGAAAACCGTCTCTATCCGAACCAGAAATAAGGGGCGCACATCATGGCTGTACTTGGCACAAAGAATCCGACGCTGCTCGACGTAGCAAAATCGCTCGACCCGAGCGGCTCCACGGCCGACGTGATCGAACTGCTTAACCAGACCAACGAGATTTTGCTCGATGCGACGTGGGCCGAAGGCAACCTGCCGACCGGTCACCGCACGACGGTCCGCACCGGCCTGCCGACGGTCATCTGGCGCAAGCTCTACGGCGGTGTCCCGCCGAGCAAATCGACCCGCGCACAGGTCGACGAAGCAACAGGCATGCTCGAAGCTCGCAACGAAATCGACGTGGATGTCGCTAACCTGAACGGCAACACGGCTGCGTTCCGCCTGTCCGAAGCCAGTTCGTTTCTCGAATCGATGAACGAGACGATGGCTTCGACGCTGTTCTACGGCGACACGACCGTCAATCCTGAACGCTTCACCGGCCTCGCACCGCGCTATGGCGCGATCAGCGGCGCGCCGAATGCGAACAACATCATCGACTGCGGCGGCACGGGCTCGAACAACTGCTCGATCTGGTTGATGAACTGGGGCGATCAGACCGTCACCGGTATTTTCCCGAAGGGCTCGAAGGCCGGCGTGTATCACGAAGACCTCGGCGTGATCGACGCGTTCGACGCGAGCAACAACCGCTTCCGCGCAGTAGCGGATCGCTGGCAGTGGAAATGCGGCATTGCGCTGAAAGACTGGCGTTATGTCGTGCGCGCCGCAAACATCAACGTGTCGGACCTGACCACGCTGGCGGTGACGCCGACGTTCCCTGGCGTAAACGGCACCTCGCCGGTGGATCTGATCCAAACAATGATCCGCATGACGGCGCGCATTCCGCGTCAGGGTATGGGCCGCCCGGTGTTCTACGTGAACCGCACGATCGGCGAAATGCTACGCGTGCAGGCGCTGAACAAGTCGCAGAACGCACTGAGCATCGAAACTGCGTCGGAGCAGATCACGACCAAGTTCTACGGCATTCCGATCCGTATCGTCGACGCGCTTCTGTCCACCGAAGCGCGCGTCGTCTAAGCGAAGCGCAAAGGCGCGGGCCGCTTCGGCGGCTTGCTCTTAAACGAAACAGGAGTAACACACCATGATCATGGATCAACAAAGCCTGTTCTCGGATGCGCAGGCCGTCACGGTCACCGCGAATTCGACGAACGTTATCGACACCCTGCCGAGCGGCGGCCCGAACACCAAGTCTGGCATTGGCGATGGCCAGGACATCAGCCTGTTTGCGCAGGTTGGAACCACCTTCACGGCTGGCGGCGCCGCGACGATGGTCATCGCATTGGTGTCCGCTGACGACGCCGCGCTGACGACCAACGTCATCACGCACTATGCGACCGCAGCAATCCCGGTGGCTTCGCTGACCGCCAAGTCGCGCCCCGTCCAGATCGACCTACCGTTCGGCAAGTACCGCCGCTACGTCGGTTTGCAGTACACGGTCGCAACGGGTCCGATGACCGCGGGCGCCATCACCGCCGGCCTGGTCGAAGATCTCCAGACGCTCAACGGCACCGTCGACTACGCGAAGGGCTTCACCGTCGCGTAATGAGCAGCCGGGCTTCGGCCCGGCTCTTTCGATTGCATCGGAGCGCAACACATGGGCATCAAGGTTATCGCCACCGCCAAGGGCTACTACGGGCAGTTCCGCGAATCGGGCGACGAGTTCGAGATCGCGGACGACGAAGCGTTTCACGAATCGTGGATGGAGCGCGCAGACGGCAAGCCGATGAAGCGCGCGAAGGCCGCACAGCCGCAGACCACGGGCAACAACCCGATTGGCGGCAAGCCGCACAGCGGCGCTGACAACCTTCCGAATCCGGCCGATCTGACCTGAGCGGTTCGCGCAACGGTGAGTGATTACGGGAGCCCGCGCGGTTCCCGTTTCTATTTGAGGGGTGGGCTTTGGCCTCAGAAATCGATATCTGCAATCTGGCGCTTGGGCACCTGGGCGATCGCGCCACGGTGTCGAGCATCAGCCCGCCCGAAGGCAGCGCACAGGCCGAGCATTGCGCACGCTTCTACCCGGTCGCGCGTGACCTTGTGCTCGAGTCGCATGAATGGGGATTCGCCACGAAGCGCGCGAACCTCGCGCTGCTGACCGACACACCCCCGCCCGGCTTCACGTTCGTCTATCAGGTACCGAGCGATTGCCGCAACATCATCGATCTGATCGACCCCAACGCGCCTACGTTCTACCCGATCGACGAGCGCTGCGGCCACTGGCAGGACGACAGTTTCACGATGCCGGCCGTACCGTACGAGCTTGAGGCCCGCACCGACGGCACGGGTGTCATCTACACGAATCTCGAAAACGCCATTATCCGTTACGTCGCGAGCATCACCGACACAACGAAATTCAGCGCGCAGGTTGTCGACGCTATCGCGTGGCTGCTGGCCGCATACCTCGCCGGCCCGGTCATCAAGGGCGACACCGGCATGGCGGTGACGAAGGCGATGATGCAGGGCTACATGCTGAGCCTGTCTGCGGCGAAGACGAACGATGCGAACAACCGCCGACGCTCGATCTCGCAGTCTCAACGCCCCGCGCCCTGGATTCAGAACCGATAATGCCGAACATCAAAAATCTGTCGCGCTCATTCGCCGCGGGCGAGATCACGCCGGAACTGTTCGGCCGCGTCGACCTCGACCAGTTCCAGACCGGTCTCGCGCTTTGCCGCAACTTCGTGACGCTGCCGCACGGCCCGGCGGTGAACCGCGCCGGTACGGCGTACGTGCTCGAAACGCGCGCAAGCCAGCTACGAACGCGGCTTATCCCTTTCACCTACAGCACCACGCAAACGATGGTGCTGGAGTTCGGCCAGTACTACATCCGCTTCCACACGCAGGGCAAGACCCTGCTCGAAGCCGCGCTCGCGTCGTCGGTCGCCGGCAACACGGTCACCGCGGCGAACACATATTCAAATGGCGAGTGGGTGTTCCTCACCGGCGCGGCGCTTTCGCAATGGGGCGTCGTCACCGGCAACACCGGCGCGGCGTTCACGCTGACCGACTTCGCAGGCAACCCGCTCGATCTGACGGCCTACGCGGGCGCGGGCACTGTGGCGCGGATATACAACGTACCGACACCGTACTCGCAGGACGATATCTTCGATCTGCACTATGTGCAGTCTGCCGACGTGATGACGATCGTGCACCCGAAGTATCCGCCGAAGGAACTGCGCCGGCTCGGTGCGGCTAACTGGACGCTGACCGATATCAGCTTCGTGTCGTCGATGACGCCACCGACCAACGTTGTCGCCACCGCGGTCCACGGTACGACCGGCACGCCGAACTACGTCGATTACCCTTACCTGGTTACGTCGCTGTCGTCGACCGGTGAAGAATCGCTGGCGTCCGCAGTATCCATCGCAAACAACGATCTGACGCTCGCCGGCTACACCAACATCATCACGTGGACCGGTGTAACGGGCGCAGCCCGGTACAACGTCTACCGCAAGTACCAGGGTATTTACGCTTTCATCTCGCAGACCGAAGACACGATCGTCGTCGACAACAACATCGTGCCCGACACGGCGACAACGCCGCCCGAACTGAAAAACCCGTTTGGCACCGTCAACAATTACCCGGCGGCGGTCAGCTATGTGCAGCAGCGCCGCGTGTTCGCGAGCACGATCACGCTGCCGCAAACGATGTGGATGACGCGCACCGGTACCGAGTCGAACCTGTCATCGAGCACGCCGTCGCGCGATACCGATGCGCTTGTCTTCCGCATCGCCGCGCGCGAGGCGAACACGATCCGGCACATCGTGCCGCTGTCCGAGCTGGTGCTGCTCACGT